TTGCGGCTGCCGATGATATAAATAAAAAGTTTGAAAAAATGCCTATGACGTTTGCTGATATATGGAATAAAATTAAAAACGGAGCTCTAAAAGCATTTAGGCCTGTGATGAAAAAAATCAGCAATTTAATTAACTCAGAAGATTTTCAGAAATTTATTAATGGATTTATTTCTGGTTTAGCAACAATAGCAGATGTTGCAGTAAAGGCAGTGGAAGGTGTATCTAAATTATTTAACTTTATAAGCAAAAATTGGGGTAAGCTAGCTCCTATTATTTTTGGAGTAGCTGCAGCTTGGTTATATTTCCGGACTGTATTAATGCACGTAAGAGGTGCTCTGGTACTTGTACAATTGGCGCAATGGGCGTTGAATCTTGCACAAGCAGCTAATCCAATTGGTATAATTATAATTTTACTAGGTGTATTAATAGCTATATTCGTGATTTTATGGGAAAAGTGCGAAGGCTTTCGTAGTTTCTGGACGAAGTTATGGGCTCATAATGCGAAGACTTTGGTAAGGGCATATAATGCATATGTAACTATCTATAATAAGCTTGCTGAGGTATGGAATCATGTTATAGATGATATAAAGAAGTTTAATAACTTTTATAGAAAGTGTATGCTTATCGTAGTGGCTATTACAGCCGCAACAGCAAAAGCGATAATATCTGCATTTGAGCCAATACTTAAACCTTTAAATGATTTAATTTCTACCTATAATGCAGTAGCTAAGTTTTTCGGGAAAAAGACCATTGATGTCAAATTTACAAGCAAAAACACGAGTAAACTTATAGATAAAGTTGCAAGTGACTTTTACAGAGCTATAAACGTATCGGCTGATTTGGTCAATAGCTCCTTAGAGAAAGCAAAAATTGATCCTTTAAAAACTTTAAATACAGAAAGATTTGATAAAATAGTAGATTATGCAAGTGATAAAATAAAGGATTTTACTTTGACTGGATGGCTCAAAGATACGTATGAAAAATATTCAAAGGAACTAAAAGATGCTATAAATAATCCATTCGAATATGATCCAAATAAGTATAATACCCCGTTGACTGTGGAAGGTACAGGTGATAATAATGCTGTTGAAGTCGAGATGTCAGATGAGGATCTCAAATATCTACGTGATATTGCTGAAAGGGATTATATAAACAAATTTACGACTGTAACCTTAGCACCACAGACTACTGTACAGTTCGGGGATGTCCATGAAGAAGCAGATGTCAATAAAGTTGCAGCAAGAATTAGGAAAATACTGCGAGAAGAGATAGCAATGGCAGCAGAGGGGGCATATTGATATGAGTAATTATTCAGTGTTTTTTGATAAGGATGATATAACTTACAGGCTCCCAACTAACCCAGAAGAGATAGAAGTATCAAGTACTCAGGCAATTGAAAAATATGAGATACTGAAATTAGGCCAAATTGCAGTACCTATGCATGTAGAACTGAAGGAATATAGTTTTGAGTGTGAATTTCCCCATAATCCTCTGCACTATGTTGAAACTTCAGAAAGGTATAAAGATGCGGATTTTTATTTAAGACTCTTTGAACAGTGGAGACAGAGAAAAGTACCTGTACGGTTTATAGCCAGTAATGGAATTAGTGATGATATAAATACTCTTGTATTAATTGAAGAACTAACTATAACTGAGAAAGCCGGAGAAGAAGGAGATAAATATGTAAGCTTTAAATTAGTTGAGTATAGAGAATATGGTAAGAAATTATATGTTGTAACCACATCTTCACAGTCAGCAAAAGTTGCGTCAACGAAAGTACAAACATCTACGTCAAATGCGTCTCCCAAAAGTACTGGATCATATGTCGTGCAACAAGGTGACACTTTATGGGCTATTGCAAAAAAATATTATGGCGATGGCTCTAAATATACAAAAATATATGAAGCTAATAAAAATATAATAAAAAATCCTAATCTTATCTATCCTGGGCAAAAGTTGGTGATACCATGATAGAGTTCTTGGTTAAAATCGATGAAAAAATGTATGAAATAAGTGAGCTTGTGAAGTCCATATCATATACAGATAAGCTTAATGATGGATGTAGCAAGCTTGAATTTTCTTATATAGATGATAATTTAATTATTAAAAATGGCAGTCCGGTAAGATTTAAATATGATGGCGCAGATATTTTTAACGGCATTGTATTTAAAGTTGGCAGAAATAAAGGTAAAGAGATTACAATAACTGCATATGACCAATTAAGATACTGTAAAGCAAAGGACACTATAGTAGTAAAAAATGATACGATAACTACTTTAGTAAATAGAATGTGCAATTATTTTAATCTAAGAAAAGGGATATTGACTGATACTCGATATAAGCTCCCTACAAGAGTGCAAGATGGCAATACTTGGCTTGATACTATTTATACAGCAATAAGCGATACACTTACAAACACAGGAAAATGGTACTGTTTAAGAGACGAATTTGGTAGCATCACTATTAGAAACTTAGAAGATTTAACACTTAATTTAATTTTAGGCGATGAAAGTCTCTGTTACGATTATGAGCATGAAAAATCAATTGATGATGATTTTTATAACATGATAAAGATATATTTACCTGGAGATACTAAAACAGCAATTGACGATCAATTCATTTTTGCAAAAGATGATAAATCAATAACTAAATACGGTCTACTCCAATATTTTGAAACACTTAACAATGCTAACCCTTCACAAGCTCAGGCAAAAGCTGACACACTTTTACGGTTATACAACAGAGAAGTGGAAACATTAACATTAAACTGCTTGGGTGATACAAGAGTAAGAGCCGGAAACAGCTTTTACGGCAGGATAGAAGATATTAGTTTAAATAAGAGATTAATTGTGAAATCAGTAACTCATGAGTTTATACCCGTGCACACCATGAGTTTAGAGGTGATGCTATGATAAATGAAATAAAGGAAATCGTTAAAAACTATCTGAACAATGAGAAGCTTTGTACTTTCATGCTTGGAACAGTAGTGAATGATGGCATTAAAGTAAGCGATAAATTGACCATACCCATGGAATTGGTTACTGGCAATCAGAAATCATCTCTTACAACTGGACAAAAGGTCAGGTTGCTTCGTAATCATGGCGGGCAGCAGTTTTACATCCTGGAGGTGATCTATGAATGATACCTCAAGAGCTTATTGATGATGATTTGATAATTAGCGATGAGATAGAAACAAGTAAGACTTATAAAATATCAGATTATAAAATACAAGGCTTTACTGATGGATTAGATGCACTAAAGCAAGCTATATATAAGATGCTAAATACCGAAAGGTATGAGTACCCGATATATAGCTTTAATTATGGCATCGAGCTTGAAAGTTTGCTAGGTAAAGACCCTATTTATGTCCAGATAGAGTTAAAACGCCGCATTCGGGAATGCCTCCTACAAGATGATAGGATCACCGAAGTAGACAATTTCAGGTTTGAGGTTGCCGGCGACACAATAAAGTGCACCTTCGATGTGCACAGCATATTCGGCAACCTCATGGTTTCACAGGAGGTGACTATATAATGTTTGAGAATATGACGTTTGAAAATATACTCAATGACATGCTAGAAAGGATACCAAACGATATAGATAAACGCCCCGGTTCGGTTATTTACGATGCCCTTGCCCCATGCGCTTATCATTTAGCACAAACATATTTCCAGCTCAGTAATTATGTAGATCTATTCTTTGCAGGCACTGCCGTTGGTGAGTTTTTGGACCGCAAAGCTGCTGATTATGGGCTTGAAAGAAAGCCAGCAATCAAAGCAGTGAGAAAAATCGAAACTACAGGCCCGGTAGATATAGGAACTAGATGGGGCTTGGAAGGGACAACATATGTCATCACAGAGAAAATATCCGATACAGAATACAAAGCCGAGTGCGAACAGCCGGGGGAGATAGGTAACCAGTATACCGGGGAGCTTGAAAATATAGATAATGTGAGTGGCGTGACTGCTACTTTGGCGGACATTATTGTGAGTGGAGAAGATGAAGAAACAGATGAAAATTTCCGTTTAAGGATTTTAACTTACCTTCAAAGACCAGCCACAAGTGGCAATGCAGACCATTATAGGCAGTGGGCTTTAGAAGTGCCTGGTGTGGGCGATGCAAAGGTGTTTCCATTGTGGAATGGACCCGGTACTGTAAAAGTACTAATAGTAGACAGCAACAAAGAAATAGATGAAACTCTTGAACAACCCGTATATGAACACATTGAAAAGGTCAGACCGATAGGGGCTAACGTAACGGTTGATAGCCCAACAAAATTAGATATTACCGTTTCTGCTAAAGTAAGATTTAGCCCAGGTTATAGCATACAAGCGATACAAAATGCGTTCATGCAAGCACTAGAGCAGTACAGAAAAGACCTAATATTTAAAGATAGTTATATCAGCTATGCTTATGTAGGAAAGCTTTTGTTCGATACCCCTGGGGTGATAGATTATGCAGATTTAGAGCTTAATGGTGAAATGCAAAACGTGGAAATTGAAGAAGAAAAAATCCCTGTATTCTCCGTAGAGCTGGAGGTGATGTAGATTGTTTGTCGAGAAGCTGAATAAGAAGCAAGAAGGCTTCTATGTCATAGAGGAAGAGAAGACCATTCAAGACGGTAAGTGGGAAGGATACCTGGAACACGACAATGTTAGCCACGAAAGCATAGTTATCTACACTGGACCTAATTTCACTGGTACAAAGGTAGATAACTTTTTTATTTCCACACCGTCTGAAACGCCATGGAAGACATACCTAAAAGTATTTTCTGAAAGCGAAAAAATCTATATCACCTATGAAAGCCAGGGGGACCAGGTTGAGGCGGAGGACATAAACCAGGTACAAAACACATTGGCCGATACTATCAAAAATCTAAACAATTATAAAGCAGCCACCGATGCTAGCATAAACAATCTTGAAATCAGGACCACAAACCTTGAAGAAACCAAAGCTAGCAAAACCTATATGGACACGGAGCTAAACAAGGTATATAAGAAGGAAGAAGTATTCACAAAGGATGAAGTTCTGCAGAGGATACAAGACATTATCGGGGCTGCGCCGGAAGCACTAGACACATTAGAGGAAATAGCACTGGCACTAAATGAGGACCCGGACTTTGCCGCAACTGTAACGAACCTACTTGCACAAAAAGTGGATAAGGTGCCCGGCAAAGGGCTCTCCACCGAAGACTTCACCACGGCGGAAAAGCAAAAACTGGCGGATATAGAAGAAGGTGCCAACAAGTACACTCACCCCAGCACGCACCCGGCCAGCATGATTGTAGAAACTTCTGAAAAACGGTTTGTAAGTGATGCAGAAAGGGCGGCATGGGATGATGCATACCAGCAAAAACATTCACACAGTAATAAAGCTGTACTTGACACGATTGACCAGGGAGCAATAAACACTTGGAACAATAAGGCCGAACCCCAGGACATTCCCACGAAGGTAAGCCAGCTAGAAAATGACGAAGGTTATGTAACCGAAGAAGATTTAAGCGGCCTTGGTCAGGGGGATATGCTCAAGTCTGTTTACGATAAGGATAATGACGGTGTTGTAGATAAAGCAAAAACCGTCACCGGTCCAGTAACCTGGAACCAGCTCAAAGGGGAGTTGTAACATGGCAAAATACGGAGAGAGCCAGTATGGTGTACTGAAATTTGGGGAAGAAACTATTCCGGATTCAGATATAGAAGTACGCGCCCCTGATTTGATGTCACTTTTGCCCTGGTATTATAAAAGCAATGTCACAATAGAAGGACTTCAAAACTCAATAGCGAAGGAACTAGGGAAGCTATATTATAATTTGGAAGACTTGATTAATCAGCTCTTTATTGATACTGCTACATGGGGTCTATCTCTTTACGAAAAACAATTAGGGTTGCAAACTAATTTAAGCTTATCTTATGAAGAGAGACGAAAAATAATCAAGGCCAAGCTGTGGGGCAGGGGGACAACTACTAAACAGATGATAAAAGATACAGCAGAAGCCTTTTCAGGGGGAGAAGTCGATGTAATCGAGTATCCAGAAGAAAGTAAGTTTATAGTTAAATTTATTGGTGTAAAAGGAATCCCCAGAAACATGCAGGGATTTATAGACATGTTAGAGACTATTAAACCTGCTCACTTAGCTTATGAAATAATGTATACATATACAGTATGGGATTTTGTCAAACATATAACCTGGGAACAGGCAAGCCAATATACATGGAATGAATTTAGAACATATGAAGGGGTGTGATGTAAATGAAATATACAGGCAATTTTAACCTGAAAAAGCCTGAAGGAAATGATACGATAGATATTAATGATTTAAACGATAATTTTGATACTATTGACAAAGAGCTTGCTAAAATACCGACAAAATATGCGCCTGCAGGGTTTGGATTAGGCACGATAGGTACACGACTTGCAGAAGGTACAGATTTAAATACAATTATTAATAATGGATGGTATGATGTAGTAAATCCTCTTAATGGCGTATCTGGTCTAACATGGCATAAGTTATTGGTTATTGCAAGTGGAGATGTAAATTATGTAACACAGCTTGCATTTAGTATGATAGATGGTAACGAAATGTATATACGAAACAAAATAGCAGGTACATGGAGTGGATGGAGTAAAATAGCAAAAATAACTGATATACCAACATCTGGGGGAGATGCAGATACATTAAAAGGCTACACAGCAGAGGCTACTCCTGTAACCACAGAGAAAAAAGACATCATTGGCATGATTAATGAAACTTTTACGTCTGCCAGTAATGGTAAAACTAGCATCGCTGCTGCCATTACTGGCAAGGGCATACCTGCAAGCAGTGATGATAGTTTTTCTACATTAGCTAGTAAGATTAGTAGCATACCAAAAGCTCAGGGTAACGCCACAGAATCACAAGTACTAGTAGGTGCAACATTTACCAATGCAGATGGGCAACTACGCACCGGAACTATGCCAAACAATGGGTCAAAAACTATCACTCCATCAACAGTAGATCAGGTGTTAGGATCAGGATATTACAATGGTATAACGATTAAAGGTGATAGTAATTTACAATCTGAAAACATAGTAGCTGGAAAGAGTATATTTGGTATACCAGGTGCGTATAACAAAAAATATGGCATTGGTGATACTATATCGGCCGGAAGTATGGATATAGATTATAGCAACGTAGGAAAAGACATATGGGCAACTACCAGTAACTTGGGAGATCCTCCAGCCGGAATAGATGTTGACTATGAAGGTAATATCTATTATGGCATAAGTTATACAGGAGATGGTATTTATAAATATGATAGTAACGGTAATCTAGTTTGGTTTACTAATACAGATTATGCTATAACAGGCCTTGTAGTAGATAAAAATACAAATTATCTTTACGCAGTTGATTCTAAGGGTTATGTATATAAATATACTTTATCAGGTAGCAGAATTTGGAGATCATCCGTATATTTGGGCCCTGGAACAGATATTACAATTGATAAAAATGGGTATGTATATACAGCTAATAATAATGGTTGGAATAAATTCGAGCCATCTACGGGTACACATTTAGTTGAATGTGATGATTCATCTGATGTATCAGGTATAACAGTTGATGATAACGGTTATGTATATGTTTGTTTTGGTAGTGGATATGATGATAAATCAAATTCATCTTTATTTAAAAAATATACTAATAATGGAGATTATGTTTTTAGTGTGGAAGATGAAGAGAATGCTAAATCTATTTTAGTGCACGGTGCTTATATTTATGTATTAACAACGGAACGTTTATATAAATATGATGTTAACGGTAATTTAATATGGAGCGTATATGTTAATGTACTTGATAATAATTATGAAACAAGCAAAAAGATGGTCATAGTAAATAATATCATATGTATACCAACTATATATGGTATAGAAGGTTATGAAATTAATACTGGAAATCAAATGTATCAAAGTACAGATAAGAGTGCAGTGCATAGTATAGCCACAGATAATCAATATATATATGCAATTTATGCATATGAAGATCCATATCCAAATAGAGGTGTTGCAAAGATACATGCAGCACCTATTTTTACAATAATTAGATAGGGGAGGTCTTTTTTTTTATGTCAGTAATAGTATGGTATAAAAATACAAATAAAGAAGTAAAATATATAAACAGAATCCATTATATGCCAGAGTTGCTGAGTGATAGTGAAAGAGTTGGCGGAGTTGAGTTAGAAAGTCTGCCGGCACCAGAAGATAATGGAATGCTTTATAGGTATTACATTAACCCAATCACACATGAAGTTGGTATTGAGTATTTTAATAAGCCCAAAGATTTAAACCAACAGGTCACAGAATTCCAGGAAGATTTACTGGTAGCTTTAGAAGCTATAGCGGAAATATACGAACAAATTAATGGAGGTGCTTTATAAAATGGCTAAAGTTTACTATTTATTAATAAAGGCGGGAAGGAGAACAATTGAACAAGTACCTGAAAACTTGCGAGAGGAAGTACAGGCTTTACTTGACGCAGAGGAGGCTTAAGTGATATGGAAGGATTACAAAAGCAAGTTGAGGATCATGAAAATCGTATTAGGGCTCTAGAACAAGATAGGGCCGAAACTAAGGTATATATGAAAATGACCCTGGATAAAATAACACAGATTGACGCAAAATTTGAAAACATAAGATCAGAACAATTAAAGAATAGTAAAAAATCAGAGGACTCCAAATGGAGTCCTATTATTTTGGAATTAATTAAATTAGCAACCTTAGCTGTGACTATATTAGGTGGTATAGCAGGAGTAGCTAAAATATTAGATAAGTAAAGGGGCATGAATAATTATGGTAAATGTACAAGAAGTACAAAAGAGCTCAATAATTGCAACACCAGACGTTAATACCTTTAGCTTTTTAGACTTAACTGGCCGGCAGAAATATTACAAAGAGGGTTATCGAGGACAAGATATTATTGTGGCTGTGATGGATACAGGCGTTAATCCTGATCATCCGGAACTTAAAGGTAAGGTCCTGGAGGGTAAAAATTTTTGTAAGATGTATTATGACAGTTATGGACCGATAGATGATGACGGACATGGCACACATGTTGCTGCGACAATAGCAGGTAATACATGTGGTGTTGCTCCTTCTACCCTAATTCTTCCATGCAAAGTATTACCCGGATTCGGCGGAGGAAGCATAGAAGAACTTATTGAAGCATTATATTGGGTTCGTAATTGGAGAGATAAAAATGGCAATAAAGTTGATATTGTAAGTATGTCTTTGTCGTGTGGAGATAGTGAGTTTACAGATAGACTTCACGACGCTATAAAAAGCCTGGTTGACAATAATATAGCTGTTATATGTGCGGCAGGAAATACAGGTGATAATACAAAATTATACCCAGCATATTTTAATGAGCCGATAACCGTAGGCGCAGTTAACATTAATCAGCAGACTGCTTATTTCAGTACGCGAACCGATGAAGTAGACGTATGCCAGGTGGGTGTTGACGTGGTATCTGCTTGGTACGAAGGCGGTTACATAGCTATGTCAGGTACATCTATGGCCACGCCTATAGTTACTGGTATTGCAGCACTTATCGCAAGTAAATACAAGACTTTGTTCCGGAAGCAAATCCCGGAGCAGGTGTTGTATGAAATGCTAAAACTTAATACGATTGATCTATCGTTTCCTGGAATCGATATGGAAACTGGAGCCGGATTTTGCACTTTAGGCAGTGGTAAGGCAGTTGAAATGTATATTGGCCAGACAGATTATTATATCAATCAAATAAAAAATGTAATGGATGTTGCTCCTGCCATAGTCAATGATCGAACAATGGTCCCGGTAAGATTTGTTGCCGAAGCCTTTAATAAGGGTGTCTATTGGGATGCAACAGAACGAAAGGTAACTATTATAGACTAATACATCAAGGAGATGATATTGTGATAATCAGTTACGATTATGGCCACATGAAAGGCGGAGAGGACGGTGCTGCTGTTGGCATCTTGGATGAGTATAAAGTTGTGCGGGAGTATGGTGCAGTAGTAATTAAATACCTGCAGCAAGCAGGGCACACCTGCTTAAACTGTACGCCGCCAGATAATAGTGGTATGACATTAATGCAATCTTTACAATATCGAGTAAATAAAGCCAATACAAGCGGAAGCAATTTGCATTTAAGCTTCCACGCCAATTGCTATAATGGCCAGGCTCATGGCGCCGAAATAGAGGTTGCAAGTGACACGGGTGAGAAAAAAGCTAAACCTGTACTTGATAAAATATGTAGTTTGGGTTTTACAAACCGTGGTATAAAAAGACCGGATTTATATATTACAAGTACAGATGTAAAGAGTGAGGAATTATTCTTATCTCTTATGGTCCAAAAAGACAAAGTGCAAGGCTCCAAGTATACTAATATGATATGCCTACTCTTAGAGCCTTTTTTTGTTGACAACGCAAGTGATGTATCAAAATACAATACTCAAACGCTTGGTAAAGCAATTGCCGAAGGTATACTCGGACATGATATTCAGGAGGTGAATGTTGTGGACGTAAATCAGGCAATAAAAATACTGACTGAAAAAGGAGTGATTTCAACACCGGAGTATTGGCAGAATGCTGTAAAGATAGTTAAATACCTTGATAGCTTACTTATTAATGTAGCTAATAGAATAAAATAAGGAGGATGCATATGGAATATGCAGGTATTGCAATTGTACCTTTAATTATTGGTTTATCAGAGGTAATAAAAAGATTAGGCTTTAATCAAAAATTTATACCAGTTATCAATCTTATTTTAGGTTTGATAGCTGGTATTGTTTTTATAAGTCCCGGCAATATAAAAGTTGGTATCATTCAGGGCATATTTATTGGATTGAGTGCTTCGGGCTTGTATAGTGGAACTAAGAATATCGTACAGGAACTTAAGCAGTAAAACAAAATTTGCCCCGGGAAACCGGGGCTTATTTATTTTTTAGACTAGGGTCAATGTTGATAACTGCTATGTGGTTGTGTATAATGTGGATAAACAGTAAATAGGTGTAAGTGTTCAGGGAAAGCCAAAACATTTGCCACCTTTAATAAATGAATCTATTAAGTAATGTTTGACAAAATAGGGGGAGTAAGCTCATGAATTTGCTTGTAGGACTTCTTATTTTTGTTGTTGTGATGGGGGTTTTAGGTGGAATACTTTCTGTTGTAATGCAGTCTAGATCTAATAAAAGATTTGAGGAAAGTGTTGAAAATCAAGGCTTCAGAGTAACAAAGAAGTATTCATATAGTAATGGTGTTTTGCTAATTGATGAAAATAACAAAAAATGGGCAGTAAATAATACTCTTTTTAAAAGCAAAATATATGACTTTAAAGATTTACTTGATGTTGAAATATTTGAGGATGGAGTAAATATTGGCAAAACATCTTCATTAGGTAAAGCTATTATCGGAGGATTTTTATTTGGAGTACCAGGAGCTATTATAGGAGGCACTATAGGTAAAAAGAAAAACGAATGTAAATCATTAGGTTTAAGGATCACAGTCAATGATTTGGATAATCCATTTATACAATTAAATTTTCTTAACGGGAAAACAAAAAGAGATAGTTTTGTTTATAGGACAGCGTTGCAAACAGCTAATCAAATTGCATCAGCGTTAACAATAATACAATATAAATAATAGCCCTTCTAAGAGGGCTTATTTTTATAACATTTTTATAATGGGACTTATTGGGACTAAAAAAGAAATTAAACCTTGAAACCATTAATATTAATACTGTTTCAAGGTTTTTGACATTATCCATGGTAAGGATGAGGTCGTCAGTTCG